TTGGCCAATTAGGACTCAATGATGCAGCCAATAGATCCAGTCCAACTCAAGTAGGAGTAGCAACCAATTGGAGTTTGATGAGCACTTGGAATTATAACACCTTGGCCATCAAAACCGATGGTACCTTATGGGCATGGGGAAATAATAATAATGGACAATTAGGACTCAATGATCGAGTTAGTAGATCCAGTCCAACTCAAGTAGGAGTAGCAACCAATTGGAGCCAAATAGGTGCTGGCCAGGCATGCTTAGCCACCAAAACTGATGGTACTCTATGGTTGTGGGGAGGCAACTCTTATGGCCAATTAGGACTCAATGATAGAGTTAATAGATCCAGTCCAGTTCAAATAGGATCAAGTACAAATTGGAGTCAAGTTGACGCTCGTAATGGTAACAACATGATGGCTACAAAAACAGACGGTACACTATGGTTATGGGGAGCTAATTTTTATGGTAAATTAGGATTAGGAGATACAACACATAGATCCAGTCCATCACAAGTGGGAACAAGAACAGCCTGGACTCTATTAAGTGGTGGTGGATCTACCTCCATGGCCATCAATAGAAGTTAAAAATCACAATAATAAGAAATGAAAAACCCACCGAAAGGTGGGTTTATTTTTTATCCTATCAATTCAAAATTTGGATCAGATTCACAGACATAATTAATAAATTCTACTGCATCATCTTCACCAACAAAATATCTGACCATTGTTTGACCAGTATATTGCGAAACAATCACTAATAATATGTTATCAAGGTTGTAAGTGGAAAACTTGATCCACCAGCCATTACGATTGACTGGTAACCAAGTTCTATACTTACTTGCTGCTTCCAGAAACCTTTGATAATTCTCCGGTTTTGATGATTGCTTCTTTTGCATATTCCGTGCCTTTTGTGATTGCTTTTTCAGCTTGTACACCATATGTATAAAAGGCCTTATCTGTAATATCATTAAAAAAGTCTAAACTTTCTTTGAACAACAACTCTTGAAACTCTAGAGCTTTAATAGTTGCGTTGGTGGTTTTCTTTACTGCTTCATCAATTGAGGGTACTTTATACAAATCAAACATTTTTAATTCCTTTATTGGTATATAGAGATTGAGCTTCTTCAATTTTGCCATTTCGTGCTAAGTTGGCAGCATGTTTGGCTTCACCTATATCACACAAAAAAGTCCAAATGATTTTTAAGAATTTCATTAATATCTCCGTTAATTAAACATTAGTGCTAAATTGCACCATACATGTATTTAGTATTTTTTATGTTGCAAACGCACATAATTTATGGCATATATATTATTATGAACAATATTACCTTAAAACCAACACTTCCATATGTGTACCGATGTACCGAGAGATCAACTGGTAAATTTTACATTGGTTATCGATTCAAAAACACACTACCTGCTAGTGAGGACTTTGGTAAACATTATTTTACCTCTAATGACTATGTTAAGAAAAACTTTGATAATTTTGATTATGAGATTATTGCTGAATTTCCTGATAGAAAAAGTGCCTTTGCGTTTGAAATCAAATTAATAAATGAAACTAAATGTGTGGATCAAATTAATACTGACAAACAAAAGAAAATAAGAACCGAATATAAAAAATCTCAAATAAATGAATATTGTCTTTTTCCAAAATGTGGAAAATATATTAATTCATCAATCAAAAGATTTTGTTGCAGGACACATTCGGCCAAATATGCAGCCTTAAAAGGTCATGGTAAAATATAAAATAAGGCAATTGTTTAATTATTTTATAGGATGAAACCAAACTATCACCAAAACCTTATAAGTATCGGTGTTCCGTTTTTAAGTTAAGGTTTAGGTTTAATTAGGTGAGCCTTCCTAATACGACAGGAAACCCATTCATTATAGTAAGATTCACTCATCAGAGCGTGGCGGTTGAATATCTCATAAGTTTCCCAATAGGAACACTCACTTCGATTCTTACATAAATGCAATACCTCACGGGTGTATTCTTCTTCCCCATTCAGTTTCACATCTTCTTGTAGTTTGGTATTAGATCCCCAATAGGTTTCCCAATCAGAGGCAACACGGATCTTTTTCTTTTTACCTTTGACCTGCTTGGTCTTAGATTTGGTAAAGAACTTCTTACCAACATACTTTTGGCCTGTTTTGATGTGCGTGATAAGATACACAAAACCGAAATAACCATCAGTTTGATCTGAAGTTATTTCGGTTGGTGTATTATAATAGTACCATGTCATTCTTCATCATCATTTATTTCTTCAGAATCTACAATATACTCCGCACAAAATGGACAATGCAAAGGATCAGTTTCGCATTGTGCATCATCATATTTAATTGTAAAATCTGAACCACAATTATCACATAAGTGTCGTAGTGACTTCATTAATTACACCATGAAGATTTCTTTTCACCAAAATATGGTCTTGCATGGCCATTGGCGATTAACATTGCTGATAATCTTTGACCATTAACAATTACATCACCTAGCACACGGCCACCATATTTGTCATGTTCTTTTAATTCAATAAGAACCTGTTGATTGGATTTGTATGCTTTGTTTAATGTGTCTTTGGTAAATTGTGAAGCCTTTTCTGCGGCCGCTGCTTCTTGTGGACATAATGCACGATGGCCTTTTTCTGGTGTGTCAACTCCAAGAACACGAATTGACAATTTCTTAGGTAATGGATCAGGCATGAATGGCGCATTAAATTCTACTGTATCACCATCAATAACTCTAGTAATTGATAAATTATATGGATTGGCTACTGCAACTGAACCAATCATAACGAGTACAGTCATTAGGCATAATTTAATTTTATTCATTTCTTGATCATTCCCAAAACTTTGGCTTTAATTGCTTTAGCCCAAAATGGCTCAGGGAAATGCCAACCTACAAATGCACCAACTGCTACCCAAAATAGTGTGTCTAACATATAATTCTCCTTGTTAATTAAACTCTAAAACTTTCACCACATCCACAACGATCTTTTTCATTTGGATTTACAAATTCGAAACCCTCATTAAGTCCATTTCTTACATAGTCTATGGTCATACCATTTAAATATGCAAGACTTTTAGGATCAGATACAATTTTATATCCTGTATTGTCCTGTATTACATCTTCTGGTGATACATCATCGACATATTCTAATGTATATGCCAATCCACTACAACCAGTAGTTCTAACACCAACTTTGATACCAATCCCTTTGCCACGCTTCTGCAAATTGGATTGTATTTTGTTAGATGCTGTGTTTGTTACGGTAATCATCTATAGCTGCCTTAATAGCATCTTCCGCAAGGATACTACAATGGATTTTAACCGGCGGGAGTGCGAGTTCCACTGCAATCTCAACATTCTTAATTGCGCCAGCCTGGTCTCTTCGACTTTAATTTGTAACTTCATTACATCACCACATGCTGGTGCACCGACCATACCTGTGCCTACAGTTTCGTCAATTTCCATTTTACCCACATTTCGTGGATTTTCGTAATGATCTATAACTTTTTCTGAATACGCCATTATTCTTTTTCCTTTGATAATCCCATTTTATTAAAAATTTTGAACCACATCCAACCAATATCAAATTCTAATGGTTTTCTACTTAGTTTCGGATTTGCAGGATCACCATGATGATTGTTATGTAATTCTTCACCACCAATAATAATTCCCCATGGAATTATGTTGGTTGATTTATCTTTACTGTCGTAATTTCTATAACCGTAATAATGTCCCATACCATTCACAACTCCTGCTGCCCAAAAAGGAATCCATATCATCTGAACTCCCCAAACCCAAAGACCCCACCAAGAAAAAAACATTAAGTCTATAAGTAACAATAAAATAATTCCAGCGTATGGAAATCTTGAGTATACATTTTTTTCAACCCAATCATCTGGAGTTCCAGCTCCATATCTATCAATCATTTCTTTATCTTTTGATGATTCGATATAACAAAAAACTCCAGCAAATAAAATAAACCAAATACCAAAAATATGTGGAGAATGTGGATCTCCCTCTTTATCAGAATTTTGATGGTGTTTACGATGTATGGCAACCCATTCTTTCGTAACCATACCAGTTGTTAACCACAACCAAAAACGAAAAAAGTGAGATAGATTTGGATGAAACTCTATGCCTCTATGTGTTTGCCCTCTATGTAAATATAGAGTAACGCAAATAATGGTGATGTGTGTCATCACCATTAAATATAATAGAGAAATCAAGCAGCTTTACCCCATACATCGTCCCATGTACCACTTAACGCACCTTTAGAATAATCGGTTGAACGATTCTCAAAAAAGTTGGTGTGTGTTGGAGCATTAATCATTTCTTCTACCCATGGTAATGGATTACGTTTGACTTTAAAAATACCTTTCATGCCTAAACCAATCAACCTGCGATCAGCAATATAACGAATATATTGTTTTACATCGGCTGGCGTTAGACCTTCCATCTCACCCATACTAAATGCTAAATCAATGAATTTATCTTCTAATTCAACCATTCGCTCTGCGATGGCATAGATAGATTCTTTTAATTCATCGTTCCAAATCTCGGTGTTCTCATGTATATATGTCTTAAATAACTTCATCATTGACTCAGCATGCATTGTTTCATCAACGATTGACCATGTAATGATTTGACCCATGCCTTTCATTTTGCCTTGGCGTGGAAAATTCAACAACATAATGAATGAGGAGAATAACTGCATACCTTCTGTAAAGGCAGAGAATACAGCAATATGTTTTGCGGTGTTCTCTTTGGTGCCATTCTTATCTGAAATATCTAAAACATAATCATGTTTGTCTTTCATTTCTTGATATGCCATGAATTCATTGTATGTCGTATCAGGCAATCCTAATGTTTCAATCAGGTGTGAATAGGCCGCAATATGTAATGCTTCACGAGCAGCAAAACCCATCAACATCATACGCACTTCTGGTTGTGGAAAATATGGTAGATAGTTCTTTACATAACCACCGGCAACATCAATGTCGCCTTGCGTGAAGAAACGGAAGATATTGGTTAAAAAATGTTTCTCAGCTGGTGTGAGTTTCTTTTTCCAATCTTTCACATCTTCAAGCATTGGTACTTCAGTATGCAACCAATGTGATTGCTCATGCTTCAACCATGCTTCATATGCCCATGGATAGTTGAACGGCTTAAAACTGTTGCGTGTATCTGTTAATTTACTTTCTGTTTTCTTAATCATTTTTTCTCTCATACATGACTGTGTTAGTATCTCCTAATGCCCATTTTGAATCTGTTTCAACTGACCATCTTTTAGTTGCAACTTTGAAATCAGGCATCTTTAATTCTTTTGGGTTACTGCTTGGTTCTAATATAATTAATCTATTATTCGGTTGAGCAGCAAACTGCCCATTATCGCACATAATAAAATTATAAGACTTATGATCTTCTACATCTTCAGAAAAGCCAGTATCAATAATATTAAAATCAGGATGGGCACTATCGACTGTAAAAAGATATACTCCATACATCCAATCTCCATTTTTCAATTTGAATTTACATCTCATTGATTGTAACTGTGCTTTTTTAATAACTGTAATATCATACCGCCTTCAATTGGCTTCCAACAAAATGCGTGTAATGGCAATTTGTCATACAATGCACCATAATTGTTTAAGTAGGCTTCAATACGAAATGCTTGACCCCTTAAAGATTTGATACTTATCCACCAACAAGGCTCAAGTTCTCCATGATCTTTTTCAAAATCATAGAGAAATTCTTTACGAACAAAACATTTTACTGGTGGTAAATTTGCAACAATATGTGCCATTAACCTTCACACGCCAAACATTCATTACCTTGAGCAATAGCACTCATATCTAATTCTTTGATAACTTCTCTTTCAATACGCTTAGAGACCTTATCAGCCTTTGCTAACTTCTCTGAACGGCAATAGTATAATGTTTTCAATCCTTTTTTCCATGCCAAAAAATGGCAGGCATGAAGATACTTAACATTCACATCAGGCCTAAAGAATAGGTTCAACGATTGTGCTTGGTCAATATACGCTTGGCGGTCGGCTGCATGTTCAATTACCCAGCGTTGGTCAATTTCCATACTGGTCTTAAACACATCTTTTTGCGTTTCATCTAACACATCTAAATGCTGAACTGAACCATCATTAGCAATAATAGATGACCATGTGTCCTGCATTTGTTCTTCTGTTAAACCTTTTTCTCTGAGAATGGCATCAAGAAATTTATTCTTGTTTAAATATGCGCCACTCAATGTGTCCTGTCTGTAAGCATTAGCACGATATGGCTCAATAGAAGGACTGGTGTTACCCATAAGAATAGAGCTGGAAGCATTTGGGGCCACAGCCATAACGTGAGCAAAG